CGCCAGCGCTAGCGCCAGCGATTTTTAAGCCCTTTCAATATCAATACTTGCCGGAATTCCATGAACAAGAGCGTGAATCGGTCGCAACTGGCCGAATTGTGCGGGGTAAACCTTTCGACGGTGGACAATTGGGTCCGGGATGGGTGTCCGTTTATCAGCCGGCCGGTTCGGCAGGGTGTAGGGCGGTGGGAGTTTTCAGTAGCGGCGGTTTTCGAGTGGCGAATCAACCGGGAGCGTCAGGCGGTCCTGGGCGACGTGGTCACGATCGACGAAAACGAGGCGCGGCGCCGGAAGTTGGCGGCCGAGGCAGGGCTGGCGGAGCTGGAGCTGCACATGGCGAACGGCGCGGCGGTGGCAATCAAAGACCAGGAAAAGATCTGGGTACAGATGGTAGGCGCGGCGCGCGCCAAACTTCTTTCGCTTCCAACTAAACTGTGTCGCCTAGTGGCGATCGAAGTAGAGCCGGCGGCATGTCAAGCGCTGATGGAAGACGGTATTTCGGAGGCGCTGGGCGAGTTAGCCGGTTTTGAACCAGCCGAACATTTCGAAGCAGAAGAACTGAACGACGACGCGGTTGACGCTCGCATGGCTGAGGTCGCCGCAACCATAACCAAAATTCGCAACGCCGCCGCATCCGGCGGACCAAAGCAGCTTGCAGCAATCATCGCAGAGTGCGACCGCGCCCGTTCCTCCATCTTCGGCATTTCTGTCGAGTCCGGAGGGACTTCGCAGCCTGGCGGAGTGCATTCGGCGGACGGCGTCGATTTGGGCGCCACCGCCAAAGTTGACGATAAGCCAGTGGGCAGATCGAGACCGAAGACTCAGTCCAGAAGCAAGTAGTGAGCCCGGACGCTGGGTAACCGCAAGAGCGGAGTTTCAGCGCGGAATCATGGATGCCATTTCCGACCCAAAGGTCGGGCAGGTCGTAATCAAGAGCAGCTCTCAAGTGGGAAAATCGGAAATCATTCTTTGCGTGCTGGGTTTTTTTGTGGTTCATGACCCTGCGCCGGTTATGCTGCTGCAGCCAACTTTAGAGATGGCTGAGTCGTTTTCCAAGGATCGTATCGCGCCTATGATTCGCGATACTCCCTGCCTGCAAAACAAGTTTGCAGATCCCCGGTCGCGCGATTCCGGTAACACGTTGTTGCACAAGAAGTTTCCTGGCGGGCATATCACTCTTGCCGGCGCAAACTCCCCGGCGTCTCTGGCTTCGCGTCCAATTCGTGTCGTGTTGTGCGATGAAATCGACCGGTACCCGATTTCAGCGGGAACTGAGGGGGATCCGGTAACGCTGGTGGTGAAGCGATCCACGACGTTTCACAATGCAAAAGTTGTACTGGTGTCAACGCCAACGACGGACGGCGCCAGCCGGATCGATCACGCGTATGAAAGCAGCGACCAGTCCAAATACTTCATTCCCTGCCCGCATTGCCAGACGTCCTTCGTCATTGAATTCGAACACGTCAAGTGGCGCGAAGGAAAGCCGATTCCTGGCCAGGACGGCCGCGCTATTCGAACCGCAGACGAAGCATGGTTAGAATGCCCGCACTGCCAGGGGCGAATGGATGATACGGCCCGCCTTCGCGCGGTCCGGGAAGGTTACTGGGAAGCAACGCAGGAGTTTCGCGGAACACGCGGGTTTTGGATTTGGGAGGCTTATTCTCCCTGGAGCTCGCTGTTGAAGATTGCCAATGGGTGGCTTTCCGCGCAGGGCCGCCCCGAGCAACTTAAGGCTTTTCGAAATACAACGCTGGGTTTGACGTGGCGCGAAACCGGCGAGGCGCCGGACGAAGAGCGGTTATTATCGCGGTGCGAAGACTACCAAGTCGGGACGGTGCCAGCGGGGGCCCTGTTTTTAACGGCTGGTGCGGACGTTCAGCAGGACCGAATCGAGGTACAGATTGTCGGCTGGGGCCGCGGGAAACAAAGCTGGCTAATTGATTACCAGATTCACGTTGGCGACACGGCACAGATCACTTCTCCGGCGTGGGCTGGTTTGACGGGTACGTTGAACCAAAGCTTTCGTACTCAGTCAGGAGTGAATCTTCCAATTCAAATGATGGGGGTCGATTCCGGGTATAACACTCAGGCTGTCTACGCCTGGGCGAGACAGCAGGGGCAATCGCGCGTGCTGGTTGTCAAAGGACAGGATTCCGGCGTAGCGCTACTTGGAATGCCGACGTCTGCTGACGTCGTCCGTAATGGAAAACGTAAAAAACGGGGCATGATGGTTTGGCCATTAAATGTGTCCATGGCCAAGAGCGAGCTGTACGGATGGCTTCGCCAACAACGCCCGCCAGAAGGGCAAGAATCTCCGCCGGGGTGGTGCCATTTTCCAGTAATGCCGATCGAGTTTTTTCGCTCACTCACTGCTGAACAGTACGTTCTTCGAATTCATAAAGGTTTTCGGCGTGGCGAATGGGTGAAGGTAAGAGAACGCAATGAGGTGCTGGATACCCGTAACTACAATCGAGGGGCGGCGGAGAGGGTTGGCCTGTCTCGCATGCGCGAAGCGGACTGGAATCGGTTGGAACAGGATTTAGCCGTGCGGTCCGATGCCTTTCAACGTTCTATTCCAGCGGTTGAGTCGATTCCTAATCAAACGGCCTCGCTTACGCCGGCGGCCGCAACACCAGTTTCGGCGGCAGTGCAAACAGCGAGTCAAAAAGTTGATCCCGTCAGAGCTAAACAGGTTGGTTGGGGACATTCCAGGTCTGGCTGGTTTTCGAGGTCTTAATGGCATTCACAGTCGAACAACTTCAGACAAAACGAGACGCTCTTTTCGCCAGAATTGCAGACGGAGTAAAAGCTCAATCTATGGGCGATAAGTCGATCACATTTGCGGATATCCAGCAAATGGAAAGGGCTTTGTCCATTCTCGACAACGAAATTGCTTCGCTGTCCTCGACCAGATCCGGAAGAGTTGTTCTTGTTCAGTATTCCAAGGGATGAGCCTCAATATTATCGATAAAGTGGTGGCCTTTTTTGATCCTGCTGCTGGGATCAGGCGGAGCCGCGCCAGGGAAGCGCTTGCTATTCGCGCGTCATACGACGGAGCCACGACGGGACGGCGTGTCGCAGGCTGGAACGCGCCGGGAACCTCTGCAAATACAGAAACCGCGGCTGGCTTGCCACGCCTTCGCGACCGTTCGCGAGAGTTGATTCGTAACAACAGTCTCGCGGGCAATGGCCAGGCCAAATGGACTGATTCAGTCGTTGGGTGCGGAATTATATGCCAGTGGGCTGACCAGGCAGTTCAGAAAAAATGGGACGAATGGACAAAGGTGGCTTCAGCCGATGGCCTGCCGGGTTTTGAAGCAATCCAAACGCAAGTTTCTGATTCGGAATACGAAAGCGGCGAGGTGTTGGTGCGGGCGCGGCAGCGGCGCCGATCAGATGGGGTATGGCCTCCGTTCCAGTTGCAGGTAATGGAACCGGATTACCTCGATTCGACTAGAACCATGATTGTCGACACTGGGTACATTATCCAGGGCGTTGAATTCAACCGAGTTGGAAAACGAGTTGCGTATTGGTTGTTTGAGCAGCATCCGGGCGATAACTCCATTGCGGGGCTGATGGGCTCCGTTGGCACGCAATCAAAACGCGTGCCGGCTTCCGAAATCACGCATGTTGGGCGTCCAAAACGGCCCGGTCAGGTTCGATGTGTTCCGCGTCTTTCGTCTGCCATGCTGCCTGCAAAGGACACTGCAGAATGGGAGGAGGCAGAGCTGGTGAGAAAGCGCACGGAAGCGTGTGTGGCGGCTGCTGTCACATCCCCTGAAGGCGAAGACTTTCAATTTTCTACGCAGGTTGTTGACGCCAATGGAAATCCGGTTTCCGTGTTTGAGCCAGGCATGATGCTGAAGTTAAAACCGGGCGAAGACGTCAAGTTCAATCAACCGTCGTATGCTGGCGGCTACGACGATTACAAGACCTCCCGGCAGCGAGACTTTGCCGCCGGCGTTCAGTTGCCATTTGAATTGCTGACCGGAAACTATTCAAAGTCGAATTACAGCAGCAGCCGAATGGGAGCGGTCGCATTTAAACGGGCGGTAGAGTCCCATCAGTGGGTCTGGTTCATCCCGCAGCTTTGCGAATTTGCCGCCCAAAAGTTCATTGAATACCTGGAAATGTTCGATGGGCCAGTGAGCAACACGGCACACACCTGGAATCCGCCAGCGTTCGAGCTGTTGGACCGCGAGTCTGAGGCGAAGGCCGATCAACTGGAGCTTCAAACCGGCAAGCGAAGTTGGCCGCAGATGGTTGCTGCTGCTGGAAACAATCCGGAAGAACATTTAGCAGAAATCGAACAATATGTTGAACGACTTCGAGCCGCTGGCGTGAATTTCTTTAACGGTCAAGTAGGAATGGTCGACCAGGGAGCGGTAGCACCGCAGCGGGTGACAAATGAGCCTCAATAAGCTATTTGAAGACAACAAGGCAGCGCCGCGGCGTTACGAGATCCAGGCCAAGGCGGACGATTCGGCCGAGGTTTACATCTACGACGCGATCGGCGGATTCTGGGGCATTCAGGCTTCCCAGTTCGTTAAAGATTTGAAAGCCATCAAAGCTTCGGTGATTCATCTGCGGGTTAACTCTCCAGGCGGGGAGGTTGACGCGGCGCGGGCCATTTCGACGGCAATCGCGCAACACCCGGCGAAAGTCATTGCCCACGTGGACGGCCTGGCGGCATCCTCTGCGTCGTTCATCATTCTTGCCGCGGCGGAAATTGAAATGTCTGCCGGCGCTTTCGTGATGGTGCATTCCCCCTGGGCTATGACCGTTGGAAACGCGGCGGATCATGTCGCAACGGCCGATCTGCTTTCCAAGTACGGCGATGCGATCGCTCAAGACTATATGCGCCGAACCGGCAAAGATGAGGCGACCGTCCGGGCGTGGATGGATGCGGAAACGTGGTTTTCCGCTGAGGAAGCGATCGCCGCCGGTTTGGCCGATCGAATAGTGGAAACCACAGCCGCAAAGAATTCATGGAATCTCAGCGCCTACAGGAATGCTCCGGCTGCCTTAGCCGAAAGCGTTTTGGCGCAAACTGCGGAATTATCTCCGCTTCAGAACGAAGTCCAGGGCCCTGCCCCTGATGACAAAAAAACGATGAAGGAGGGCTATATGCCCGAATCCCAAACTGTTGAAACCACGGGGCAGAGCACGGCCGTCAACGCCGAAGCCATCACTGCTGCCGAACGAAAACGCGCCAGCGAAATTTCGCGAATTGGCGTAAAAGCAAATCTGACAACCGAACAAATCCACCAGGCGATTAGCTCCGGTCAATCCATCGAAGCGTTCAAGGACTTTGTCATTGAAGCCAGGATCACCAAAGAGCAGCAATCCGATACTCGAATCGGCCAGACGGCCGCCGAGATCACGCGGGACGAAACGGACACCCGGCGAAAGCTGGCTGTTTCTGCGCTGCTGAATCGTGTCAATCCTGTTGTCTATACGGTGGAGGCCGGTAATGACTTTCGCGGAATGGGCGTTCGCCGGCTGGCGGAGGAGGTAATGTCCCGCGCCGGACGAAACACACGAGGAATCAGCGATCACGAGTTTTGCGTTCAGGCGTTTCACTCGACCAGCGATTTTCCCAACATCCTGGAAAACAGTTTGACGAAGGTACTGCTGGATTCGTACGCCAAGATGGCACCGACCTACAAGATTTGGTCCAAGGCGTCTTTGGCCACGGATTTCAAGTCGCTGAGCCGCACGCGGCTGAGTGAAGCACCGGCGTTGGATGTTGTTCCCGAAGGCGGAGAGATTACGCTGGGCGCGATGAGCGACTCGAAAGAAAGCTACAGCTTGGCGACCTATGCCAAGGGCATCATTTTCACGCGGCAGATGCTGATCAACGACGATCTTTCCGCGTTCACAGACGTTTCGACCAGAATGGGACGGGCTTGTGCGCGCCTGGAAAACAAAACCGTGTACGCAATCCTGACGGCTAACGCCGCTATGTCGGATGGCGTTACGTTGTTCAACGCTTCTCACGGAAACAGCGGAACTGGCGTGATTGCAAACACTGGCCTGGATTCGATGTTCGTTGCGATGGCGATACAGAAGGACCTGGACGGCGTCACCACGCTCAACATCGTTCCTGCCTATCTGATTGTGCCGCCGGCCAAACGAATGACGGCCATGCAGGCTATGGCAGAAACCAACACGTCGGTTGCAAACGACAAGCGAAACCACTTTGCCGGAATGCTGCAGGTTGTGTCGGACGCCGAGTTGACCGACACGGCCAAATGGTATGGCGCCGCCGACACCGGCGATGTCGAGTATGCCAATCTGGCCGGGGCACCAGGCCCGCAGATGTACCGCACCGAAAATCCGGG